TCAAAAGTCGGTCAAATTTCCAAATATATCTTTAATTGCTTGGTTATTCTTTTCTTTTAGTTTATCTAGTTGGTGGGCATATACTTTTAAGGTAATATTTAAATTCTCATGACCTAGTAACTGTGATATTGATATCAAGTCAATGCCTTTTAATATAAGAAAAGAAGCATAGGTATGTCGAAGTGAGTGGTTACGGACAGGACGTCCGACTATCTGTTTGACTAATCTGTTGCAAAGTGAGTTAGATGCACCATAAAGCACCCTATTTAGCTTATTATCTTTATAGTAGTTTTCTCTAAAGTTTTGTAGTAATTGAATTGTCTGATCATCTATGGGGATCTGTCTTTTGGATTGCTCATTCTTTGTTTCTTTGAATTGCTTTGTCTTTGAATAGTCAAACGACTTATTAATATCTATTAGTCCATTCTCAAAATCAATATCATTCCAAGTTATTCCTGAAACCTCAGCAAAGCGTAATCCAGTTACGGCAATCATGTATAAGGTAAAGTATGAGACATACTGATATTTTTCACTGGTAAGTTTGATTAAGTTCAGATACTCATCTTCTTCTAGGAAATCAAACTCTTTGCCTCTGGCTTCTTTTTGAGATTTGACAATTGCCCCTTCAGCAAAATTTGTCTTAATTAATCCATCACGAACAGCAACATTAACGGCCCCTTTAATTTGATAGTGGAATTTCTCAAGCGTCTCTTGGGCATACTTGCTAGCAAACTCATTGACTTTCTTTTGATAAAAAGTATGAGTTACCTTATTAAGTTTAATATCGCCAAAATAGTTCTTTATATGTCGTAGGTTTTTTTCATAGGTTTCCCAAGTCTTGTCTACGATATGTGGTCTTTTGTATATTTCAGCCCATTCTTTACAAAAATCATAAAGTGTTATATCTTCATTGTTATTATCTTTGTTGATATTTGCTTCAGCTTTGATTGCAGCAGCAGAAGCTAAAGCTTTAGTTAAGAAACCACCTTTTGATTTTTCACGTTTGACCCCTTGGTTATCTGTATAGTAAATACGATAGGACCATTTGTCACCACGCTTTCTGTATTTTGCCATTGTTCAATACCTCAATTTCTGTTAAAATGGGTATAGTAAAAAGACCTACGAAAAGTAAGGTTTTTACTATGATGGATACACCACACTCAAACTTTGGTCGGGAGAGTGTGGTGTTTTTTTATTTTGTATTATTGGTTTATTTGTTGTAAAATGAAATTAAAAGGAGGAGTAAAAATGCTAATTAAAGATATAAAATCAGAACGTGTCAGAATTAACAAGAAGCACTCCGAATTAAAATCAAATTATAATAGGTTATCAAAACTAGTAACTCATGATATCCATGATCATGTTTCTGATCAAAAATCAAAATCTAATTCTTTTCATAAAAAATATGATTTCTATTTTAATAATCAAAGTAAATAGCGATTGGTCTAATAATAAAATCGCCGGCTTCAATTAATTCGTTACTACCTAGCATAATGTTACTGAAGATATTAGGTGCATTTTTATATATATAATCAACATCAAGTTGATCTTCAAATGAAGGATTTTTAACATCAAATTTTGAAGAAATAATACCAATAATTTTTGCCTCTCTAGGAGTATAATTCAAGAAAGTTAATTGAGCTTCAGAAACCCTAAATAATTCATTTGGGCAGATACTAAGTGTATCTGCTATTTTTATTAAAGTATTATTTGGAAAAAGCTGGTTCATATATGCCGATGCACTTTTTAAAATCTGAAAATTATTCCAACTACTCTCATCAATTTCTTTTTTCATTTCTGAATACTTATTAAGTAATTTATTTTTTGAGCTAGCTTTGTTGTATTCCTTTTTTATATCGATAAAGTCATTATATTCAGGGAACATGTCTTTAGCAATTTCAAATTGTGAACTTTTACTAATTCTATCGAAATTCATAACTGCTATTTCATCATTGATCATCACAATGTCACCCATAGAGTAATTATCATTTTTAAAAAGTTGTTTCTCTTCTAAGTTACTTATTAATACATCTAAAGAGTAGTCATCTAATGCGCTTTCTTTAATTCTTTATTTGAAGTTGATATAACTAAATTTTTAGCATCCGTAATAGTCTCTGCGTCCGCTAATTTTGCTGTGATTGGTGCTGTAAATCCAGTTTCGTTTCCTTTAGTTGTAGAAGTTGAAGCATATTCTGTCTTATTTTTAGCCTGTGCTTCCTCTGTTATTAACTTTATTAAAAGTCCTTCATTCATTTGTGCTAAAAATGAATTTACTAATTTTGTATCTAAATAAATAATTTCTTTCATAGATTCTCCATCATCCTAAACTGCATCAAGCAGATTGTAATATTCACTAATGACCATGACTTCATCAGTCGTGGTTTTTTATTTGGTTTCAAACATAGAACCGCAGTCTTGACAATGCCACTGTTTCTTTCCTTTTTCACCTAAGAATCCCAGAACAGCACCACCTAAGACAAGAGTTCCAGCAACTGCTTTTTTAGCTGAAAATACTTTTTTATCTTGCTGCATAAATTGAACGTTTATACTCTTGCATTTTGGGCAAGTAATAACAGACTTATCAACTTTACTAGCTTTCTTATTTGTTGGAACAATTGGGGCATTATCCAAAACTTCCCCCACTGTCCGGCTCTCAATCTCTGCCATTTTTTCGGGATCTTTTTTAGCTTGTAGGTATTCACCTACAGTTTTTGCTTTCATAAATTGTTTAAAGCTCATGGCATTTCTCCTTAAATTAAATTCCTAAATTCTTCTAAAATCATAGCTTCGTTTGCGAAAGTTTTCAATCTGTATGTCTCCATAAACCTTGTAATATTGAATTCAGATTTATCATCTAATATCTGTAGGTATTCTATCAACAATCTATGAATCATGTATCTATCCGCTTGTTGCTCCGCTTTTTCTCGATTTAATTTGTAAAATTCCTTTGTATGATCTTTATGACCATACTCGTGGTAGGTGACTTTTTGTTTATCAACATCATCTAAATAGGCATCAAGAATCATTGTATCTGTTGGCTTATTATAGTATCCTTTACTGTCAATCTCACGACCGTCAAAATATAATACGTTCATAGGCTAATCCTGTCTGTTCTTCATTCTAGTTTCTAATAGTGAAGCAATTAGTTCGATATCTTCATCATTTAATGTATGACCGTCAAACGCCATTGATTCTTTTGCAATTTCCTTAAAATCTATTACTTCACTTTTGTCTTCTGATGAAGCGATTTTTGGATTATCTGTACGACCTAATAAGTAATCGGTAGATACTTGGAAATAGTTAGCAATTTCAGAAACACGTTCAGCATTTGGTGTAGAAGTTTTTATCTTATATAGTGTATTTCTACCATAATTTAAATCTTCTTCAACTTGTCCAAGTGATTTACCTTGTTTTTTTGTCAATTCTTTAATTCTTTCAAATGTAGAAAACATTGATGTAACAACCTTTCAAAGCATGACAAAAAATATTTTAGAAAATTTGGTGTAAAAATATTGACTTTTACCAAATTTGGTGTAAAATAGTTTTTGTAAGATAGTTAGTTAGTTAAAAACGAAGTCAAACATTTTACAAATCTTTTTAAAGTAGTTGGGGAACTGCGCAATATAAAAGAGTTATAAACGTTATAACTATGTTTTTCTTATGCCTACATTTTAACCTATATGGTGTAATATGTCAATATAAAATAACAAAATTTACTAACTTTCTTACTTACAAATAAAAAAACTCCCACGAGGGAGTAGAAAGGAGAAGAGCTTGATGACGACTAAATTAACTTATGAAATATTTGGAAAAACAGTAGACGAAGTTATCGATATGAAAAATAAAATCCTTGTGAACACGACAGACAAGGAAGAAGCGATTATCAATATTAAGGTAAATGAGGCATATATCGAATATTAGCGTAGATCCCTCAAGAGAGCCATAGTTGATTGACGAATAGCTGAGGGTATTTCTTCTGCTTTGTTTGACTCACTTACAGAGTAATATAAGTCTGTTGCCATACTTGTATCTAGCTTGAACTTATCGCTATATTTATTTTTTCGTCGATCATGATAAGTAATTTTGATGACACCTACACTGTTAAAGTGCGGATGAATAGAGGAAGTAAGTCGTTGATTTGGCGCAAGCATGTTTCCGATGAGCGATTGAAAAAGGCGCTTCTGATTTAATTCATCCAGTTCACCATCTATCAGCTGTATGTCATCAATATAAGCTGGAGTCTGACCGAAGTTTTTTATTACATATATTTTTTCTTGAGATTTTACAGCATACCTATCTACGTACACATTTACAAATGGTTTTGCCATATCTTCAGTAGCTTTCTTAGTCTGCCACAAAGAAAAGATGTTAAATAAGAAGCCAATTATGGCAATTCCAACAGTGGCGTATAATGTCCAAATTTGAACATTTTCGTTAGTAATTTGAAACATTGTTAGTCTCCAATATTTTTATTTCAATTATACCACAGAAAGGAGAGCAGCTATGCCAGATAATGCATCAGCAATAGAAAAAATTAAAAAATATCTTGTTGATAATAATCTTAAACAAGTAGACTTGGCCATCACTTATGGCAAAGAGCCACAAGATGTAGCAAACATCTTAGCGGGTCGAAAAAAAGACCCAGCGTCAAACCGGTTCGTCTTAAAAGTTATTTCTGATTTAAAAATCAGATAGCAAAAAAAGCCACTGCTGGAACAGTGACTTAGCTAAAACATATTAAAGGAATTATAACATGGATGAAGCTTTAAAACAAATGCTAGATCAGTTTGAAGCTGGTCTTAGAGAAAGAGCCTCTCAAGTGATTAGAGAAGTATCTAATGATAAAACAATCTATCCAGCGGAATTGACTAAAAAAGAAATAAGTCAGATGTTCGGTGTAGACCCTAAGACTTTTGACTTGAGGTTCAACAGTCATGAAGACTTCCCACGAGTAGTAATCAAAGGTGGACGAATTAAGTTTCCAAGAGATGCAGCACTGGAATGGTACAACAAGAACTGGGTGAGAACAGGAGTATAAAAAATGATTAAACTACTAAAAAAACTAATCTTCGCAAAGGAAGAGCCTGAACCAGAAGTCGAGGCTGTCACATATACAATCATTAAGCCAAAAGGCTATAGGCATATCATGGTTGATCAGCGCGATAAACGCTTTGATGAACTTCAGAAACAAGTAGGCGGTTACTAATGAATAGATTAAAAGAATTAAGGCAACAAAAAGGGTCTACACAACAAGAGGTAGCGGATCAAGCTAATGTTACAAAACGTTCATATATTTATTGGGAGAACAATGAAAGACAAATAAAACCCGAAAAAGCCCAACTATTAGCTGATTATTTTGATGTATCGGTTGGATATCTATTAGGTCATTCAAACGAAATGACTGCTTACTATTTTGTGAATATCGCAAAAGCAAATCTATTAGATGCCTTAATGACAGCTGGTTTTATTAAGCAATCTCATCTTGAATACGGACTAAAAGAATTAGATCAGATTGACCGCAATATACTGGAAAAAGATTGGAGTGATGACAATGGCAGTGACAATTAACAAACTCGAGATTGAAAACGTCAAGCGTATTAAAGCAGTAAAAATTGAACCTTCGCCCAAAGGATTAACAATCATTGGTGGCAATAATAACCAAGGCAAGACATCAGTGTTGGACAGTATTGCATGGGCACTAGGTGGTGGACGATATGAACCAAGCAAGCCAATGCGTGAAGGTTCAGCAGTAGCTCCAACACTTAAGGTTACTATGTCAAACGGCTTAATTGTTGAGCGTAAAGGGGTTAATTCAGCTTTAAAAGTTATTGATCCTGATGGACGAAAAGCAGGACAACAATTACTAAACAGTTTTGTCGAAGAATTGGCTATCAACTTACCGAAATTCATGGATGGAACGCCAAAGGAAAAGGCTGATACTCTTCTTCAAATTATCGGAGTCGGTGATCAGCTGGTTGAGCTTGAACTAAAGGAAAAAGAAGTTTACAACCAACGCCATGCCATTGGTGTCATTGCTGATCAGAAAGAGAAGTTTGCCAAAGAGCAACCCTACTTCACTGATGCACCGAAGGAGCTTATTTCAATTTCTGAATTGATTCAGCAGCAACAAACGATATTGGCCAAGAATGGTGAGAATGCTCAAAAGCGTACCAGAGTTGAACAAATCAGATATGAATATGACCAATCAATTATTGAAGTTGATAGACTTCGAAAGTTACTTGCTGAAGCTGAAGCTAAAACAGAAATGCTTAGCAATGACCTAAAAATTGCCAACACTGACGTAATGGAATTGCATGACCAATCAACTGCTGAGATTGAAGATAACATTGCACAGATTGACGAAATTAACCGCAAAGTTCGCGCTAACTTAGACAAGGATAAGGCTGAGGAAGATGCTAAACAACAACGTGAACAGTATGCATTATTAAGCACTGAAATTGAACGCATTAGACAAGCAAAACGTGATTTACTCACCAATGCTAACTTACCACTTGAAGGGCTTTCGGTTGATGAAGGTAAGCTACTTTACCAAGGTCAGGAATGGGATAACATGTCAGGATCACAACAGCTTATGGTCGCAACAGCAATTGTTCGCAAGTTAAAACCTAATTGTGGCTTTGTCCTGATTGATAAGTTAGAGCAAATGGACAATAACACATTGCAAGAATTCGGTGCTTGGTTAGAGCAAGAAGGATTGCAAGCTATCGCAACTCGTGTGTCAACTGGTGATGAGTGTTCAATCATCATCGAAGATGGTTACTCAATTGAAAATGAAAATTATCAACCAGTTGCAGAACCAAAAAAATGGGATTTTTAGAAAGGGGATACACTAATGCAAATTACTAGAGGAAAAAGAGCAAGGGCGCAACGTGTCGTTATCTATGGACCTGAGGGTATTGGAAAGTCAAGTTTTGCTGCTAATTTCCCTGAACCGCTATTCATTGATACAGAGGGTTCAACTGACAATATGGATGTTGCTCGTATGAAGGATAAACCGACAAGTTACACAATGCTAAAGAATCAAATAGCATTTATAAAAGCTAATCCAACATGCTGCAAAACTTTAGTCATAGATACTATTGACTGGGCTGAAAGCCTGATAGTTGATGATGTATGTGCACAGCACGGTAAAAAAGGGATTGAAGACTTTGGTTATGGCAATGGTTACACATATGTCAGAGAAGAAATGGGACGGTTCCTAAATCTATTACAAGATTTAATTGAAGTTGGAATTAATATTGTACTAACAGCTCATGCTCAAATGCGTAAATTTGAACAACCTGATGAAATGGGAGCATACGATCGTTATGAATTGAAGCTTGGTAAAAAAACAAGCTCACAAACAGCTCCACTAGTTAAAGAATGGGCTGACATGGTTCTATTCGCCAATTATAAGACAGTAGTAATGACAGCAGAAAACAAGAAGAAAAAAGCTACTGGTGGCGCTCGTGTTTTATATACTGAACATCACCCAGCTTGGGATGCAAAAAATCGTCATAGTTTACCGCCTGAATTACCACTTGATTATGGAGCAATCGCACACATCTTTAATGTCAGCCCAGTAACACAATCACAACCAACTATTTCCAATGTGGAAACAGTTCAACCACAACAGCAAGCACCTCAACCTCAACCAGCACAAACTCCACCGGCTGAACCAGTACAACAAGCACCACAGGCACCAACTCAACAAACGGCATATCCACCAAGCTTGCCAAAATCATTAGTTGATTTAATGCAGCCTGAAAATGTTACACCTTATGAACTTCAACAGGTAGCTTACATTCGTGGTCATTATGCAGTAGGAACACCAATCGAAAACTTTGTACCTGAATATTGGGACATGATTGTGGCCAACTGGTCGCCAACACTTGAAGTTATCAAGACTCAAGTCAGAAAAAGTCCAGATTTACCCTTTACCGTGGAGGGGACATAGATTCTGGGAACTCATTGCAATTGCTAAATTTAATAAAAACTATTTTGAAAAACAGGAGAAATGAAAATGACAGACTTTAACACTAATAACTTTGATCGTGAATTTGGATGGGATGACGTAATCGAAAAAGATAGCTCAGGATTTGTACAATTAACACCTGGTGATTATCAATTTACAGTAACAAATTTCGAACGTGCAAGACATACACCAAAAAGTCAAGATGCGAAATTACCGGCATGTAATAAAGCTATTATTACTATTGAAATTGAAACGACAGAAGGTATCTCAATCTTAACTCACAATTTATTTCTACATAGTTCTACTGAAGGTATGCTATCAGCTTTCTTTGGAGCGATTGGTCAAAAGAAACATGGTGAACCATTAAAAATGAATTGGAATACTGTTGTTGGTGCAAAGGGTGTTGCTCGTATCAACAAACGTAAAGGAACTGGCCAATATGCTGACAATGAATATGACAATATCAAATCAATGATCTATGCTGACGAAGTCGACTGGAAAAAAGTATTAAATGCCAACATTCAACCAGCGCAACCAGCTCAAAACTTTGGTCCACAACAGCCTACACAACCAATGCAACAGCCACAAGCACCACAACAAACTAGCTTCGGAGGATTCTAATGGAACTTAGACCTTACCAATTAGAGGCAAGGTCCGCAGTGCAACAAGAGTGGGAGAGTGGCAAGAAGAAAACTCTTCTTGTCCTCCCTACTGGTTGTGGTAAGACCATTGTCTTCTCAAAAATCATTGAAGATCGTGTCAGACTTGGAGAGAGAGTCTTAGTGTTGGCACACAGGTCAGAATTATTGGAACAAGCTAGCGACAAATTAATGACAGCAACAGGATTGGGACAGCTCTAGAGAAAGCAGAAAGTACTTCAATAGGTTCATGGTTTAGAGTAGTTGTAGGATCTGTTCAAACGATGCAGAGAGAGAAACGTTTGAGTCAGTTCCCACCTAATTATTTTGACACTATTGTTGTCGATGAAGCTCACCATGCAATTTCAGATGGTTATCAGCGGGTCTTAACACACTTTGGAGAGAGTAATGTGTTAGGTGTTACCGCAACTGCTGACCGAGGCGACAAACGAAATCTTGGGGAATATTTCGAAAGTCTAGCTTATGAGTATTCAATTGTAGATGCTATCAAATCAGGTTACTTATCAAAAATCACAGCAGTTACAATTCCATTAGAGTTGGACTTGTCGTCAGTTAGTCAACAAGCAGGCGATTTTAAAGCCAGTGAAGTTGGCACTGCATTGGATCCATACCTGGAACAAATTGCTGATGAAATGGTTAAACAATGTGCTGATCGCAAAACAGTTGTATTTTTACCACTGGTTAAAACAAGTCAAAAATTTAAAGATATCCTAAACAAAAAAGGCTTCAAGGCTGCTGAAGTGAATGGAGAGTCACAAGATAGAGCAGAAATACTTGAAGACTTTGACAAAGGCAAATATAACGTTTTATGCAACTCAATGCTTTTAACAGAAGGTTGGGATTGCCCAACAGTTGATTGTGTTGTAGTGCTAAGACCAACTAAAGTAAGGGCATTGTACAGTCAAATGGTAGGGCGTGGAACACGTTTAGCGCCAGGCAAGGAAAATTTATTGCTATTAGATTTCCTGTGGCATACAGAACGACATGAACTATGCAGACCAGCACACTTAATCACAGATAGCCCAGAAGTGGCCAATAAGATGATTGAGAACATGGCTGAAGAAACTAACGTAGCATTTGAGTTATTAGAAGCTGAAGAAGTTGCGACTAAGGATGTGGTTTCTGAGAGAGAGGAATCACTTGCTAAACAACTATCTGAAATGCGAAAACGTAAGCGTGCGTTAGTTGACCCACTACAATTTGAAATGTCTATCCAAGCAGAAGACCTAGTGGATTACATCCCAGAATTTGGTTGGGAGATGGCACCAGCGTCAGAAAAGCAACTTAAAACACTTGAAAAATTTGGCATATTTACTGATGAAATTGGTAATGCTGGTAAAGCTGCCAAATTACTAGACCGACTAGATAAACGCCGTCAATCAGGATTAACAACACCTAAGCAAATTAGACGTTTGGAAAGTTACGGTTTCAAGAATGTCGGTATGTGGAAGTTTGATAGTGCATCAAGCATGATCAACAGAATTGCTGCCAACGGTTGGAGACTACCAAGAGGGATTGTAGCAAGAGAATATCAACCGTAAAAAAAGTAATACCAAATGGCATCACTTATTATCTCTTCGTTCAATAGATTTTTTGTAAGAATCGGGAATTAAATCATAAGTAGCTTGTATAGCTTTAGGCTGAGAAATTTGGCTATCAACAATTAAGTTGATGAATTTTAATAGAGAAATTGCTAAGTCTGTATTACCTTCAACTTCAATTTGGCCAGGATGAACAGCATTATTTCCAATTACTCTGACACTATCTAGCATTTGTTGAATAGTAACAGGCAATCCTTTGGAAACTAAGTTACCAATTTTTTTATCTAAAGTTTTGCCTTCAGCTCCAAGATATTCAACTAATTGTTCAATAGCAAGTCTTGATAATGCAATTGATGATCTCGGAGAATGTTGTAATACTAAGCAAGCTTCATTATAAATATTTAATACATTATCAGGCATATCATTGTTAGGTCCAGGCGTATCGTTATTTGAAAATGGGTACAATAATTTTTCAAATTCAAATTTTTTATAAAAACTCTCATCTTTATCTTTTGAATATTTCTTTGGATGAGTTTTGTTTAATTTTCTTGTTATCCAAACAGACTCGCAATTACACGAATGACATTTCAATCGGACAACGTAGTCATGAAAATATGAATCAGTAACATTAGGCTCTTTTTTAAGTGTAACCAAATTTTTCGAAACGACTTGTGTCGCAACGACATCACACACTGGACATTTTAGTGAATTAACTAAGATAAAGTAATTCGAATCAATATCATCAAATATATTACTCATTTTTAAACTCCATTTAATTTTATCAACTTAATAATACCACAAATAAAGAAAGGATAACATGGCAGAGAATGATTTTAATTTGCTACCGTTGTTGGATTATATCAATCCTGCCACGGTAGACTATCAAACATGGGTCCAAGTTGGAATGGCCCTAAAACATGAAGGATATACTGCTATGGATTGGGACTTGTGGTCTCAGTCAGATAGCCGATATAAGAAAGGTGAATGTTTCGCCAAATGGGATAGCTTCCAAGGTAATGGCCTTGGTACTGTCACAGGAGCAACCATCACACAACTAGCTAAGGATAACGGTTGGGAATCAGATTATAAGTATTCTGATGAGGCTCATGAACTTGGTTGGGATGATACCATTGACCGTGACTACAAGATTGTAGATAAGAACTGGGTTGAATCAAAGGAAATTAAAGAACCATCTAACTGGTCACCAGTTCAAGATTTAATCACTTATATAGATACTATTTTTGAATCAACTGATAAAGTTGGTTATGTAACTGAAACCTATCCAATTGAAACGGATAGTGGAGAGATTATCTATAAGCCAACCAAGGGCGCTTACGATAGAACGGCAGGTCAGCTTATTCAAGAGCTGCAAAAGATAGGTAATGATATTGGTGCAGTTTTCGGAGACTTCAAAGAAGAAGCAGGAGCATGGATCAGATTTAATCCACTTGATGGTAATGGTGTTAAAAATGACAATGTCACAGATTTCAGGTATGCCTTGGTTGAATCAGACAACATGGAACTTGGTAAGCAATATGCCTTATACAAGGAACTTGAATTGCCAATAGCCACATTAGTTCACAGTGGTAAAAAGTCACTACATGCTATTGTAAAGGTCGATGCCAGGGACTATCAGGAATACCGAAAACGTGTTGACTATATCTATCAGATTTGTAAAAAGAACGGTCTTGATATAGATACACAGAATCGTAATCCAAGCCGATTATCACGTATGCCAGGTGTTACAAGAAATGGCCATAAGCAATTCTTAATTGATACCAATATAGGTAAAACAAATTATGAAGAATGGTATCAATGGATTGAAGATTTGAATGATGATTTGCCTGATCCTGAAACGCTAGCTGATGAATGGGACAACATGCCTGACTTAGCTCCTGAGTTAATTAAAGGAATGTTGCGCCAAGGTCATAAAATGCTTATTGCTGGTCCTTCAAAAGCTGGTAAGTCATTTGCATTGATTGAGCTATCTATTGCCATAGCCGAGGGTGTGAAATGGATGGACTGGGAATGTGAACAAGGAAAAGTCCTTTATGTCAATCTTGAATTGGATAGACCATCAGCATTACACCGGTTCAAAGATGTCTACACTGCTATGGGGTTATCTCCTAACAACTTGGCCAATATTGATATTTGGAACTTGCGCGGTAAGACAGTGCCAATGGACAAACTAGCACCTAAACTTATCCGTAGATCACTCAAAAAGAATTATCAAGCAGTTATCATTGACCCGATTTACAAAGTTCTTACTGGTGACGAAAACAGCGCAGAACAAATGGCCCACTTCACCAATCAATTCGACAAGGTGGCCACAGAACTGGGATGCTCAGTTATCTACTGTCACCACCATTCAAAAGGTAGTCAGGGTGGTAAGAAATCAATGGACCGCTCAAGTGGTTCCGGAGTATTTGCTCGCGATCCTGACGCTATTATTGACTTAGTTGAACTTGAACTGACTGAAGAAATTGTTAAGCAACGGTCTGAAAAAGCAGCTGCTAAAATTTACCAAACAGCTATCCAAGTGATGAATCAAGATTATTATAAACAGGAAATAATTCTTGATGACTTGGAAAGTCGCTATCAAATGCAACAACATTTTGATAAGGCAATTCCAAATATCATGGATAGACAGCCGTATTTAAATCAAGTCAAGAAAGTCACTCGTGCTATAGAAATAAGTTCAGGTTGGCGAATTGAAGGGACGCTTCGTGAGTTTCCAAAAGTCAAACCAACAAACGTATGGTTCTCATATCCAGTCCATCATGTGGATGACTCAGGAGTATTGGATGATATCCAGTTAGAGGACAACAAGCCTAATTGGCAAAAAGCAAAAGAAGGAAGGAAGTCCAAAAAAGAGAAATCAGAAGAACGTAAACAAAAAATTGATACAGCTTACAGTGCTCTTTTTGATGGAGTGATTCCAGTATCATTATCAGAATTACAAGAATATTTGGATGTTTCTACTGAAAAAACAGTCAGAAATTATCTAAATGAGCATGGTGGTTTTGATATCAAAAATGGAATCGTCTATCAGAAAAAGAAAGAATAGAGAAAGAAAAAAACAGGAAAATTTCCCTGTAAAAAACATAAAATTTTATGTTATTTTCACTTTCTAAATCGTGTAAAAAACATAAAATTTCTCTTTTTCTAAATCGTGTAAAAAACACAAAAACAATGTTTTTTTCCGGAAAAAGAAAAGGTATAACTACTAAAGTAGTTATTAAAGCGTTTTTCCTTCGTCAAAAGTCAAAGGAAAGTTAAGGTTGGGCGACTGAGCACGCCCAAACCATTACCTTCCATTCTTTGACAAAGGCGCCTGAGAAAATGAAAGAAGGTAAATGATGAAAGTAGAAATTTTTAAATGTATGATTTCAGATTTGGAAGAATTACAAGATGAAATTAATAGTTATGTAAATGAACTTGAAGAAGAAGAACTTGAATGTTTTGATATAAAATTTAATTTCATTTCAGAACAAAATAAAATTCGTGATACTTATGTGGTCGCGACGTTGCTTTATGGAAAAAAGTAATGACGATTGAATTTTTTATCCCTATGAAAAAAATACCGACAACCACACACCAACAAAAAAAGGTCCGAGTGGTAAATGGAAAGCCACAGTTTTATGAACCTGACTCATTAAAAGATGCCAGGGCAAAATACATGAGTTTGTTATCAGCTCACAAACCTGATCGAAAAATAAGTGGGCCAATTAGGTTGACTGTCAAGTGGTTGTTTCCAATGACAAAGAAGTCAGCTAATGGGCAATATAAAACTTCAAAGCCTGATACTGATAATTTGAACAAGTTACTAAAAGATTGCATGACTGAATTAGGATTTTGGAATGATGATGCTCAGGTAGCAAGTGAAATCATAGAAAAGTTTTGGGCTGAGACTGTCGGAATATATATAAAGGTTGAACAACTATGAAAATAGATTATATAGATTTTTTTGAACGAGTTGTTCCAAATTGGATGAGAGAGAGCAATATCAAAATGCAAGAGCTTGGTTTTGGTTCGTTAGCTTACTGGCAATGGGCAAATAAGTCAATTGTTGCGATCTGTGAAAGCTATGGCAATGACTCGTTAGTTAATGGGCAGTTTCATCTCATTTGGGAATGGTTGGAAGAAAAAACTAAAGAGGTAAATGCATGAATTACACAGTAACAGTTTACAAAGATGGTGTAGCTATTGAAACTCATTGGTTCAATGCACACCTTGAAGCAAGAGTCGCAGAATTGGAACTTCGCAAAAAGTATCCGGCTGCACAAATTGAAATTGACGAGGTATAGAAATTTTTGGAGGAAGTGGAAGAATGAATCGCAAAGACTACACATATTTACTAATGACAATCTTCTGGCTTGGAATGCTGTTTGTCAGCTTTCATCTGGGAAAGGTATCTATGCAACCACAACTGGACGGACTAACTAACCAACTAGACAGAACACAGTATCAGCTTAAAAAAGTAAGTGAAGAATCAGCTGATAAGACTGCGAGAATTGCGGAACTTACTGGAAATGGGGGATAAAAATGGCAGTAACAAAAAGAGAAGCAGCGATAATATCAGCTTATACTGGTATATTACTAGGTGAATTTAGCGAAATGCATAAATACGCGGAAGAGAAATTAGATAGACCTATTTTTACTCACGAATTTGCCTTTATGAAAGATGAAATGAAAGATATCAGCAGAGGAGACTTTTTGAAAATAAATGACTCTATTGTTGGTTAAACGAGGTACAGCATGAACGAATTTGAAGAACACCTTTATTACATACTGAAGAAGAAAGAGGGAGCAAATGACTGAAACAAACCAGTACGTAGGAGCTTTAGTAGTCCATGAAGATGATTATCAATATACTTGCAAGAACTTAAAAGAGTTTGACGAACAAGGTAACAAGATTGGCGATCCTACAATAACTATTTCTAAATCGCAGGCTAGATACATCCTGGAAAATATTCCGAATGCACAAAGCCAACTTCTGATCAGTAAGGAGTTAGCAGAAAAAGATTACCCCGAATTAAAGTGGGTATCGGTAAAGGAGCTATAAAATGGCATATAAATTATTTTATGTTGAAAATAACACTCGTGTAGAACGTGGTCAATTTGAACACTTTGATGAAGCAGTAGCTGAATTTCACCATATTTGTCGAGATGAGTTAAAATTACCGGTTTGGGGAGCTGATATGACAGTTGAAAATAATGTGACAAAAATTGATTATGGCCGAAATAGTAAATGGTTTGAGATTGAGGAGGTAAGCGATGAACCTACTGAATAATCTTACCGCCTGGGATTATAAGGATAGTGAAAGTTTTAAGCTATCTGTTGACACTGATAAAATAATTGCAATAAATGAAGAAAATTTCCCTATTATTGATGATTTTCTACGAGAAGTTAGTTGCGAAGGTTCTGGTATTTTGATTGGCAATGGGCAATATTATTTTGTGATGAAACCTTACAATGAATTAATTGAATTAATCAATGGGCAGAAAGAAAAGCCCCCAGAGCTTGGAGTCTTGATGTTAAAAGTTGTTGATAAAAAACTTAATTTTGAAGCTGTTGCTTATGTAAAACACATTGACTACGTCTTCAAATCTCAAGTAACTTTCACTTCAAAAAAATATGAAGCAATGAAATTGACAGAAGAAGAGGCAAAAGAATATCCAAGTTTTAATTGGGTCAGCCTGAAAGAGGAAATGCCATGAGAAATAGATTGAAATATATAAGAGATCTGAACGGATTAAGTATAAAACAGTTTGCTGATAAAGCTGGACTTAAAGAAACAACTGTTGCTAATTATATATCTGGTAGTAGCGTGCCATCACTTGCAAATACTGAGCAAATTGCAAAAGCATTTAATGTTAGTCCTACTTGGTTAGCAGGTTGGCCTGAACCAAAAGAAAAGATTGTCTATGTACCAGCTGAGCGAATTCCTCCTGATTGGAAAAATAATGAATGTGGTAAGCTGATCAGATGGACAAAGAGAGGAGTACCGGTTGAGTAGATTATCAAATACACAATTAAAAGCTTTTGATGAGTGGCTATTTGATTATCGTGATATTGATCGTAAGATTGCACTCAGAAAACTAGAAATTCAAACTCCTGTCAGCACGGATGTAAATGTTGGTGGCGGAAGGTCGAGCCTTGTTTCAAGGAAGACAGAAGATGTCGTTGTGAAATGGTCAAGTGATTGGCAAATTGCTAGCTATGAAAGATTTAAAGGTAGTGTTGAAAGAACACTGTTTCAACTAGATGATGAACTGAAAGAAATATTCAATTTAAGATGGGGTATAGGTTCTTCAAACACATGGGAAGAAATTGCCCCAAAAATTCATACATCAATAAAAGGTGTTTATCGAAAGAGAGAGCACATTTTAACTCTTTTTGCACAACAAATAGGAAAATTGTAAAAGTTGACAAAAAAAACGGTGTTTTTGTCACAAAATAAGTGATATTATGGTAGCATGAAGTTTTCAGGGAGATACAACACTTTCCCCATTTTATCCTGTGGTCTCCTCTTATCAGTAATCACCCTGAGAACTTTCTCCAATATTTTATCAGAAAAGCCTTTATGCCTATTGTGTAAGGGCTTTTTTAGTTGTATTATTAAAGTGATAAAATTGTTAGGAGCAAAAATATGGCTAAGAAAAAAATATTTATTTCTCATATCGGAGAAGAAAGTGAGATAGCTAAGAAATTTAAAGAAGAAATACTCAATTATACCAACAGGGGAGTTGAAATTTTTGTTTCATCTGATGATGAAAGTATTTATGCAGGAGATGATTGGGAAGATGAAGTAAAAAATAACATTAAAAGTTGTGATATGATGCTTGTTTTACTTTCAAAAAAATCATTATATCGTCCATGGATTAGTTTCGAGACTGGAGCAGCTTGGGTTAGAGGAATCAAACCAATTCCAATATGTCATGGAGGATTAGACACAGATTCTTTACCTAAACCATTTAGTATTATGCAAGCTCTTAATGCTGATGAAAAAGGTTTAACAAAGGTTTTTAGAAGGGTTTCTTTACTTCGAGATGAGGATTTTGTTTCTGCTGATGTAACTGAATTAATAAATGTTATTAAGAGCTTTGATAAAAAATATTATGAAATTGATGAAATACAGGAATTTTTAAGCATATTTGATGATTATGCAAAAAGTGTTTTGAAAAATTTGAATAAAGATAATGATTATTCTGCAGAATTAACAATGGAAGAAAGCTGTTATAATCAATTATTGGTTATGAAAAATAATTTTGAAATAGGTAAATACATAACGCTTGATACAGGAATGATGTTGGTTGGTTTAGTAAATGATAAATGGACTAATACTATTCAATATAGAATAAAAATTGATAATCAACTAGTTGAAAAATTAAAAAATAATTAAAATAAGTCACACTAATGTGTTGGCTTTTTATTATGTCACAAAGGAGGTGATGGAAAATTGAGTAAATTGACACTAAAACAGAAGCGTTTTGCAGATGAGTACATCATCACTGGAAATGCTATGGATTCAGCGATAAAGGCTGGATATAGCGAAAACTATGCAAAAGCTCAGTCACATAAATTGTTGGAAAATGTTGGAATAAAAAATTATATTGAAGAACGGCTTAAACTATTAGACTCTGAAAAAATTGCAGACCAAAAAGAAGTCTTGCAATACCTATCAGCTGTCATGAGGGGCGAACATAAAGAGAAAACCCTCATCAGTATTGGTGAATTGGGCCAAGAAATAGTTGACATTGATGTTGGCGCAAAAGACAGGCTTAAAGCTGCTGAACTGCTTGGTAGACGCTATAAACTATTTACTGACAAAGTTGAAGTTGATGCAAACATTGAAACTGTAGTTTTTGTTGACGACATTGGAAGTGATTTAGATGGCTAAGAAGATCAGCGAACTTTTACCGAGTAGGTTTCATCCTGTCTGGAAAGCATCCTTTAGTAAATATATTCTGAATGTTGTTTGTAAAGGCGGTCGTGGTTCTGGTAAGTCGTCAGATATTGCACACATCATCACTCAAATCATAATGAGGTATGCTGTCAATGCTGTTTGTATTCGTAAAATAGACAACACGCTTGAGCAATCAGTCTATGAACAGCTTAAATGGGCCATAGCTGAGCAGGGGGTAACACATCTCTTTAAGTTTAATAAATCCCCACTGAGGATAACCTATCTTCCTAGAGGCAATTATATTGTGTTTAGAGGGGCACAGGACCCTGAAAGAATTAAGTCCTTAAAAGATGCACAGTTTCCATTTGCTATTGGATGGATTGAGGAACTTGCAGAGTTTAAAACTGAAGATGAAGTCAAGACTATAACTAACTCACTACTTCGCGGTGAATTAGATGATGGTCTTTTTTACAAGTTCTTTTACTCTTATAACCCACCTAAACGTAAGCAGTCGTGGGTTAATAAGAAGTATGAGAGCCAATTTCAATCAGCCAATACATTTGTTCATCATTCCACATATTTCGATAATCCATATATTTCAAAAGAGTTTATCGCTGAAGCTGAGGCTACTAAAGAGCGTTCACAGTCTCGATATGATTGGGAATATCTTGGTAAGGCCATTGGTTCTGGTGTTGTTCCATTTGACAACTTACGCTTTGAACGTATTACTGACGAACAAGTAGCCGATTTCGATAATATCCGTAACGGTATTGACTATGGTTATGCTACTGATCCGCTTGCTTTTGTACGTTGGCATTATGATAAAAAGAAGAATGGTATCTATGCTATTGACGAGTATTATGGGCAGAAGATATCAAACAGGCAGTTGGCTAAGTGGTTGACGACGAAAGGATATCAGAGTGATGAGATGTTTGCTGAAAGTGCTGAGCCTAAAAGTAATGCTGAGCTTAAAAATGAGTTTGGCATCAAACGGATAAAAGGCGTTAAAAAAGGACCTGACTCAGTTGAGTTTGGTGAGCGCTGGCTTGATGATTTAGATTTTATTTGTATTGATGCAAAACGGACACCAAACATTGCACGAGAATTTGAAAACATTGACTATCAAGTTGATAGAGATGGCAACCCTAAACCAAGGCTTGAAGATAAAGACAACCATGCTATTGACGCTACACGTTATGCTATGAGCGAAGACATGAAAAAAGGTGCTAAATGGCTTGTTTAAGAAGGAGGTAAAATGCTACAAACTGATAATATTATCCAACTCGGTAATGAGTTGATGACCAAGGTTTCTAACGATCGTGTTGGAAGCCTGAAGAAAGATATGCAAACAGGCCTTAACTACTATGATGCTAAGCATGACATCTTAGATTATAGGCTTTTTTATTTTGATAACGAGGGTAAGCTCAAAGAAGAAACTAACCGCAGCAACACGAAGATAGCTCACGCTTTCTTTACGGAGCTGGTTGACCAAAAGGTCCAATACTTGCTATCTAACCCTATTGAGGTTAAGACAGAGCAAGATGGACTGCAAGAGCTACTTGACGACTATATTGACGAGGACTTCCAGCTTATGTTACAGGAAATGGTCGAAGGTTCTAGTCAGAAGTCAATAGAGTATGTCTTTTGGAAAGTAAATGCTGACGGTAAGATTGAATTTAAGACAGCAGACGCTCAGCGTATCATCCCAATCTATGATGAAAATTATGAAGTTTCTCAGCTAATCTATTATTTTGATGATGAGATCGTAGTCGGTGACACAGTTAAAACAGTAACTAAAATGCAACTGTGGACAACAGAAGACGTCTACTACTTTGTAACTATAGACGGTAAAACAAAGCTTGATGAATCAATAGGGCTCAATCCAGTTAAGCACCAACTTCGTAAAAAAGGTGATGTTATCGAGGGTAAAGGCTATGGTCGTGTTCCTTTTATTCTGTTTGAGAACAATAAGCGCAAGACAAATGACCTTAAGCGTATCAAAGACCTGATAGATGACTATGATTTGATGGCTTGTTCCTTATCAAATAACCTGATTGACTTTGACAATCCTATCTTTGTTGTCAGAGGTTTTGAGGGGGATAACCTCGATACATTAACCACCAACTTGAGAAGTCGTAAGACTGTCGGTGTGGGCGAAGAGGGCGGCATTGATGTCAAAACTGTTGATATTCCAGTAGAAGCTCGTAAGACTAAACTAGCAATCGACAAAGAGGCAATTTATAAGTTCGGTATGGGCTTTGATAGTTCTCAGGTTGGTGATGGTAACATTACAAATGTCGTTATTAAGTCACGTTACAGCTTGCTTGATCTAAAATGTAATCACACTGAAATCAGATTGCGCCAGGTACTAAAACAAATGCTAGAGCTGATCATTGAGAATATTAACAGCCTAAACGGTAAGAACTACGATACATCTGACATTAAAATATCGATAGTTCGTGATGTTATGGCCAATGAGGTAGACAATGCTAATATCGCCAAGATTGAAGCTGATACAAAGCAAGTGTTGATTGGTAATATCATGACCGCAGCACCAAGATTAGACGATCAAACAGTTCTTAATCTATTAGCTGATATTTTGGAAGTAGACGCCGAAGAAGTACAAGAAGCTCTTGAAGAACAGGGTTATCAAGGTGATATGAATCAAATGACGGAGGTGCTAGATGACAGAGCTGAACAAGTTCCAGCAGGAAATAGAAGACCTGCTGAAGCAGTCGGACAAGATAACGGACAGGCGCCTGTTTAATCTCTATGTTGAAGAAATAAAGAACCTTAGAAAAGCATTGCAAGTTGACTTTAAAAGCTTTGATGATTTAACATCAACTCAGAAGCTTAAATTGAACCAAATGACGGCGCTTTTAGAGCAGTTAGATATATCAGCCAACAACCTTAGAAAGTCTCTAGGAAGTACCATAAATAGCCATTTATTGAATACTGGACAGCTTGCTTATAACGAGTTGTTCTATGAGTTTGAGTCTGGTCATGGAGGTATTAATTTTGCCATGCTACGAGATGAAGAGTTAAAGACCATCATAGAAACCCCAGTTGCAAATTTTAAGCTATCTGAGCGTATTAATGATGGTGTTGTTCCTGACCTTAAGCGAAACATTAAAAATGAGCTGACAAGGCTTTTTTTAATGGGTGAGAGTATGCCAAAAGTGTCTTCAAGACTTTCTGAGTTAGGGTACAGTTCGTATAGACGTGCAATGACAATAACAAGGACAGAAGCTGGTCGGGTACAGGCAATTACGAGACAAAAAGCACAGATTGAAGCTGAGACCTTGGATATCCAATTTGAAAAACAATGGGTTGCCACCTTAGATTCCAGGACTCGTCATAATCATGCTAATTTAGATGGTGTTAGAGTCAATCCTGATGGCTATTTTACAATCAACGGGCATAGAACTAAGCAACCTCACATGTTTGGCTTGGCAAGTGAAGATGTCAATTGTAGATGTCGGACTATATCGGTTTTACTTGATGATAATGAGCCAATGCTAAGACGCGATAATGAAACTGGTGGGGTTGTTGAATACAAGAACTATCGTGATTGGGAAGCCAAGCGAGTAGTGCCTGATAAACCAAATCAAGAGCTAGAGGAACCCAAATTCCATTATATTAAGCCAGATGAAATACCATATTTTAAAGATAAAGCTGGTAAAATTTCAGCTAGGAATAGAAGTATTATCTATGCCGAAGAAATTAGAGGTATGGGATATATAGCGACTCCTGAGAGTTTTTATATTAATGACAACCTTAGAAGTGGCATTGCTATGAATGAAATGCCAAAGGAACATCAAAAAATTATCAACAGTCTAGACCATGTACTAAAAGTAAATAAGACGCCTCGTGACATAAAAGTTAATAGGTTTGATGATGAAAGTTACTTTAAAAGTATCATCAAAAGTAATGCTGAATTACTTAAAAAATATGATAGCGTAACAGATATGTTAAATTCTGGAGAAGCAACATTTAGTAATGCTGGTTATACATCAACGAGTTATATTCCTAAATATAACTTCTTCAAAGATAGGGCTATTAAAACCATTATCAATGTTCCGAAAAATAGTAAAATATACATTACAGACAATGATGATGAAAGTGAGATTATCCTACCTAGAAAGTCAAAATATGATATAATTAGTGTGAAAGAAAACAAAGGCGGCGTCGTGCTAGAAATGAATTTAAGAGAGGAGTGATATTATGGAATTGTCAGAGGCATTAGCTTATGTTGACTCATTGGATTTAAAAAAAGAGCCTTTAGATTTTACTAAATTTACTGATGAACAAATATTGAAAACAAGTATCACTGTTGATTTAATTTCGTTAGATGAAGCCAAAGCTTTTCAATTGGAGTTAGAAAAACGACATCTTACAAAAAAATATTATTCAATGAGAAAATAGTACTTAGCAGAAGCTAGGTGCTTTTTTATAAGAGAGTTGGTAATTATCAAACAGATAAAAGTAACAGGTACACTTATTGTGTGCCTTTTTAAGTACCTAAAATTTAAAGTTGTCCAAAAAATAAAAGGGGGAAGTAAGATGTGAATAAACGACAAAAAAAGAAAAAAGAAATTGAAAAATCTATTGCTGAAATCAATCGAAGTCTTAAAATTATCAACCAAGAAATACTTGATATTGAAATAGTTGAGTCTAGGAATTGCCTGGCGACAAATAAAGAGTTTTCCAGCATTAAAAAGGCTATCGTTGACCAGCAAGAGCTAACCCATGCACTTGCTGAAGCTCTAGCAGAGTTGCAAGATTATGTTTTGAATGATTTAACCAATAAAAGGCCGTTTTGGCAATTTTGGAAATAATTTAGAAAGGAAATTGCCCTTGAAACCGACAGAAAACTGAAAGGAAGTGATCAATCATCTTGGCTAGTAGGAATAGACTACTAACAACTAAATAGCAATGAACCGAAAGGGTCTTTTTTTATGCCTAAAATCGCCCGTCATGGCGTTAAACTGTCGCCATATATCAAAATCTCGTGGTCGTCACACGTTAACTAGACGTAGGAGGAAATATATGAAACGTGAATTTTTAGCAGGACTTGAATTATCCGAAGAAGTTATCAATCAAATTATGGCCGAACATGGCAAAACTGTGCAAGGTGTCCAGACCAAGCTTGATGAGTCTGAAAGCAAACTAGAACAAGCTAATAGTACGCTTGATACCTTGAAGAAAAATAACAAGGATAACGAAGAACTGCAACCTGAACTCAAAACGTACAAAGATAAAGTAAAACATTTAGAAACTGAAGCAGTTGAAAATGCCAAGAAGCAAGTCATTAAAGATGCCCTTGGTGGTGCTAAAGCTACTGATGTCGATTATCTGATGTACAAACTTGGCGAAGTTGAAACAGATGAAGATGGAAATATTGTAGAGCTTGATAACAAAATCAAAGATTTACAAGCAAACTATCCTAATTTCTTTGAAACAAAGCCAGAAAAACAAGACAACCCTGACGGTTACCAAGCTTTAGGTGGTGCTGATTTGCCTAAACAAGGGGCTGTCCAAGAGAAAACTATCACTGATGCTCTTAAGGATCCTAACGTGAACCTTACAGACTTACTTACTAAAAAATAGGAGAAAAATAAATGGCAAATGACATTACAAAAGTTTTAGATGTTATCACCCCAGAGGTGTTTAACCAATATATGGAGCAATACACTCCTCAAAAATCACTAATTGTTAGCTCAGGTGTAGCAATTGCGGATGAACGTGTTTCTAAAATGATTTCAGCAGGTGGAAAACTTGTCCACATGCCTTTCTGGAATGACCTAACTGGCGAAGATGAAGTTCTTTCTGACTCTACTGAACTCGGAACAGGTAAAATCACTTCTGGTCAAGATATCGCGGTTGTTATGTATCGTGGACGTGGCTGGTCTGTCAATGAATTGGCGGCCGTATTCGCAGGTTCTGACCCAGTAAAATCTATCTTAGCTAAAATGGGTGCTTACTGGGTTCGCCAAGAACAAAAAGTATTGCTTGCAGTACTTAAAGGTCTATTCACACCAGGCGGAGCTCTTGCAACAACTCACTTGTTAGATGCAAGCACAAAAAACATTACTGGAGCTACTGTTTTAGATGCTAAACAGCTTCTTGGTGATGCTGCTGACAAATTGCAAATGATTGTTATGCACTCAGCTGTATTTACTAAACTTCAAAAGGATAACCTTATCCAATTCATCCAAACTACAGATGCAACTATTCAAATCCCTACTTACCTTGGTTACAAAGTAGTAGTTGATGATAGTAATGCTCCTGAAGGCAACATCTACACTACTTACCTACTTGCTTCTGGGTCATTCGGGCGCAATACCGGAGAACCAGCTGATTTAACTACATTTGAAACTTCTCGTAAAGCTGCTGCTGGTGTTGATGAGCTCTTCACACGTCGTGCTTTTGTATACCATCCATATGGTGTGAAATTCACATCAAAAGCAGTTGCCGGACTTACTCCGTCAAATACTGAACTGACAAATGCAACCAACTGGGAAAAAGTTTACGACGACAAGAACATTGGTATTGTAGCAATCAAACACTTAGTTGACGCTGCAACAGTCTAATAGGGGGATAAAATGAAAGATTTATATTTAGTCATTGAACAATTTACTGATGGTATTGACGAAAATGTTGAATACCCAGTAAATGCTATCTATCCTCGTGAAGGTCATGTACCTTCTGAGGATCGTATTTATCAATTATCAACTTTCAATAATGCAATTGGTCGTCCGCTTATTCGCAAGCTTGTCCAAATGCCAAAGAAAGAGGTTATTGACAAAGTAAAAACGCCAGTGGTTGATGAAATCAACCAGGAGCAACCCCTAGAAGATTTAAGTATTGCTGAATTGAAAGCTATTCTTGACCAACGAGGCCAAGATTATGCTAAGTCAGCTAAAAAAGAAATTTTAATTGAATTAGTAAAAGCTGGGGAGTAGTCAAATGCTACTCTCCTTTATTTTTGGAGGTAGATTATGATTATTTCGCTAGATGAAGCTAAAAAAATAGACCCTACTATTAGTGAGTCAGCCCTTGATGGACTTGAGACAATGGTCCGAAAGTTAACTAATAATAACTTCCAACTCCGTAATTTTCGAGTTGGTTTTTTAGAATTATATGGTAGTACAATCACCTGTCAAAATGGTCGTATGGATATCTTTTTTAAAGGTGATACCATTGAAATAAATGGAAGTATGTACAATGATGGACTTTATACGATTTTAAGCTCATCTGAGAGTGGTATAGAAGTAGATAGTACATTTATACCAGAAAGCAATTCAAACGCCATAGCAACAAAAGTGAGCTATCCTGCTGACATTGTAGAAGGCATTAAGAAGCTTATTTCTTAGACCTAAAAATGGCTAATAAGATTGGTGTCAAGTCGGAAAGTATTAGTCGGTGGTCTGTTACTTACTATGATGTTACCAGCGCTGAGAGTATAGAGGGCTACCCAACAACACTATTAGGTTTTTTGAAGAAATATAGAAAGCTAAGGTGGTCTTAATGGATCAAATTTTTGAAATCTTAAAATACGATAAGACAACCGTGAAAAACGATCTTGGCCAATATATTGCTTCATACACGCCTAATGGCAATTTTAAAGGGTGGCTCGATATGCTTGGTGGTGATGAAACTATTGACCAGAAAGCTATCATTGCTAACAGTACTCACGTTATCGTGACGCCGGATATAGCTGTTAAATTGTCTATTGCTGATCATATCGACTATAATGGACAGATTTATGAAGTCACTTTTGTGGATAATCCAGTCAATATCAACCACCATTTAGAAATTTATTTGAAGAAGGTGGCCTAAATGGAATTTGTGGATAATTCTAAAATGGCCAAGAGAGTCATTGAGAAACAAGCAATCAAAGCTTTGTTAAAAATCTGTCAATTAGTTGAAGGTCAAGCCGTTCTTCTGGCCCCTGTTAATATGGGAGGTTTAAGGGATAGTATTGGCTATAAGGTCAATGAGTCAGAGCTAAAGGCCTATATCGGAACCAATTGCGAGTATGCTATTTGGGTTGAATTTGGGACTGGTGAATTTGCTGAAAAAGGAAACGGGCGCAAAGGTGGCTGGGTTTATCAAGACCCTAGTGGAGAATGGTTCTTCACTTGGGGGATGGAGCCTCAACCATACCTAAGACCTGCTTTTAGGCGTAACAAGAAACAAATTCAGGCTATTATTGCTGAATGCTTACGGTTGATAGGTGGTTGACATGAAAGAAGTTATTAAGAATATTTTAGAAAAGCTTCAAACGGTAGTCCCTGAAAGTTATTATATGTCAAACGATAATCCTTCACTTATATATCCATACCTTGTCTTTAAGACGAGTGTCGAAAGGCTGACTTGGGAAACTGATGGGGCCTATCTTGACATTGATATTTATAACAATAAAGGGTTTGACCAAGAAGAAATTGAAAATACTGTTGATGCGGTGAAGCAGTTGCTAAACCACTACACAGTAATGTTAGATGCATGTTTTTTGCGCGTTAGGTTTGAGTCTTCGGATGATACATTGCCGAATTCAGATACTTTACAGCGCAGATACATGCGTTTTTATTTAAAAATAGATTGGAGAAATTAATATGGCAATTACACCAGTAAAACGTTCTGGTTATACGAAAGACACGCCCAAATTTTACCTTATTGATGCAGGTGCTGTTTACAAAAATGTAAAATATAATGCCCTAACAAAGGTTTACGAAGGCGAGCGCCTAGGAGCTACAGCAGACGGTAACAAATTTACAATTGAGGTTAATTACCGAACAATTGAAATTGACGGCGTAAAAACAAAAGCAAAAGGACAGGAAATTCTTGAAAGCCAAAATGCAAAACTTGAAACAAATGTTAAAGAGTTAACCGCTGAGAATATTCGAATGGCTATCAATGGAACTGTTACTGACGGTGATGGGATTACAGCCCCAACAGGATCTAAGATTATCTCAGGTAAAGGTAAGTTAGACCTAACTGACTATCTTGAAAATATTGCTTTGGTTGGAACACTTTCAGGTACTAATGAACCTGTCATTGTTATTCTTGATAATGCACTTTGCACGTCAGGGCTTGAATTTGAAACAAAAGATAATGAAGAAGCTGTTATTCCTATGGTTTTTGAAGCTCATGCTGATGAAGACCAAGTAGATGATCTATCTCTTCCAGCTCGTATTATCTTCCCAGCAGTTAGTACAGGAGGAGTTGTTTAATGAAAATGCGTGAATTGAAAGGGGATGACATCTTTGTGATGTTGTCAATCCTCGGTAAACTAGATGTCCAAGATGATGTTATGGCTCTAATTGATAAACAGTTTGAAACTGGAAAAGTAATTAATCTTGCTGATCATAAAAATAAGAAATTAACCAAGGCAGAACAGTTAGAACAAGATGCAATTGTCCAACAACGAGGCATTAAAATGGCTAGTGGTATTGCATTTACTGTTATGAAAAATCTTGGTAGAGCTAAAGTTGATATCAACGCTTTCTTAGCCGATTTAACGGGAGAAGATGTTTCTGACTTATCTATGCTTGAATATACAAAATTAATCGCTGAATTCTTCAAGAAAGAAGAATTAAAAGATTTTTTCAAATCTATGTCCTCACTCTTCGCTTAGAAGTCCATCAGCTAAAGGATATCCTCTATAAACGGTATGCGAGTCCACTCGAACTTTTAGGGTCTATGACAATAAAAGAGACAGTGGACTTTTTACTTTATCTTTTTGATGCTAAAACTCGTGAAGAGTTAAGGGAAGTTTGGCTAGCTAAAGATATTGAAATGACATTATCTGACTACATCAATAAAGAGATGAACAAGCATAAACCGAAAACGAAAACACAGAGTGTTGAAGAAGATAAAAAAGCAATAGAACTTGCTGAAAGCATAATGAGTATACCGCTTATAGATGAAGGGGGTGGATGATATAGAAATATTTAAATTATTTGGTTCGATTGGAATCAAAAACCAAGATGCAAATAAGGCTATTGATGAAACAACTGGCAAAGCTGAAGGAGCCTCTGGGAAGATTGGGGCTATTTTCGGTAAATTGGCCGGGGTACTTGGTGCTTTATTTGCAGGAAAAGCCATATTTGACTTTGGAAAAAGTACTGTAGAAGCAGCTGCAACGGCACAAGCTATGAAGGCACAGTTTTCTGCGGTATTTGGGAAGTTGGCGCCAGAAGCAAAATCGACAGTAGATAAAATGGCCAAGGAAATGGGGATTTTGCCAAACAGGCTTAATCCCCTTTTTACTTCCCTGACTTCAAAATATAAAGGGCTAGGTGCATCTAGTGAAGAGGCTATGCAATTAGCTTCAAAAGGATCACATATTGCTGCAGATGCGGCAGCCTTTTATGATAAATCACTTGAGGAGACATCCGGAGCTTTAAATAGCTTTATCAACGGTAACTACGAGGGTGGTGAGTCAATTGGTCTATTTGCAAACGAGACTCAAATAGCTTCTTGGGCGTCTAAAAATCTAGGTCTTGATTGGGACAGCTTAGATGAAAAAGGGAAACAGATAGCTCGTATGGGCTATGCCGAGGCTATGCAAAAGGCTGCCGGTGCAACAGGACAAGCTGCGCGTGAGTCTGACGGTTACGAAAATGTTATGGGTAACCTGAAGCAAGCTTGGGAAGACTTCAAAGCTACTGTTGGTGGACCTTTGCTTCAACCTGTGGTTTCTGGTATCAAGATTGCCGTCCAATGGTTTCAAACTGCTCAAGATTGGCTCGGTAAGTTAAAAAAAGAACTCAAAGAAAATGGGGCTGTTCAATCATTTAAAAATACCTTGGATAATGTTTCTACAGCTATTCAAAATATTACGGGATTACTGCCACAAATGAACGCCCCAAATGCAGAACAAATGGCGGGGGATTTTGCAGATATAGCTTCAAAAATAGAGGACGCTTCAAAATTTGTAAAAGACTTAACACAAAGTATTGCTGAATTAGATTTTGGAGCATTGACCGAGAAATTCGCCCCTTTAATTGCGGGCGTTGGTGCTATGGCTACTGCTTGGGGTATTTATTCTCTTGCTTTAGGCATTAAAAGTGCTGCTGAAACAGTTGCAATCATTTCTATGTATGCGATGGATGTAGCAGCTGCAACACTAGGGGCCACAATGGCTTTCTTAATGTCTCCAATCACTTTAATTATTATTGGTATCGGCCTGCTTGTTGCTGCCGGTGTCTGGCTATGGCAAAACTGGGATTGGGTTTCTAAATGGGCAGTCACTGCTTGGGAAGCAATAAAAACAACCATTTGGAATGTTCTATTAGCTCTAGCCAAAATTACAATTGATACCTGGAACAGTATTAAGACTAGTATGTCTAACGCTTGGGAAAATATCAAAAACACACTTAGGGATATTCTTGTTGCTATCGGGAAAATTATGGTTGATACCTGGAACAATATCAAGAATACTGTTTCAAACGTAGTAAATAGTATAAAAACTACACTTGCCAATACTTGGAATAGCATTAAGTCGACTGTATCAAGTGTATGGAATTCCATTGCTTCAACTATTTCTGGTGCGATTGATAAAGCTAAAAATGCTGTTCAAAGTGGTATCGATAAGATGAAATCAATGTTTAATTTCAAATGGAGCTTACCTCATATCTCTCTACCTCACTTTTCAGTAAGTGGAGGGGAAGCACCTTGGGGCTTTATGGGCAAAGGTTCACTGCCTTCTGTTGGTGTTGACTGGTATGCCAAGGGTGGTATTATGACAGACCCTACACTGTTTGGAATGAATGGAAATCGTGCTATGGTCGGTGGAGAAGCCGGTCCTGAAGCTGTATTGCCCCTCAATAGTAAAACACTTGGTCAAATTGGACAAGGTATAAATGATGCATCAGATTCAGAACTTACATCTATTGCTGAAATGCTTCAAAGCATTATTGAGCTATTAGCAATGATTTACGAAAAAGATATAGATGTTATTTTGGATGGTGATTCTCTAGTTGCTAAAACATGGAGAAAGATTCAAGATCAAATCGAGTTTTCGAATAATAGAAATAAACGTTATGGAGGTTAAACCAAATGGGAAAAGTTTTTAAAACAATGACTGCTGATGGCATTAACCTCAGCGATTATTTTCAAATTAAGAAAGTTCATCGACCAGGGGTTGCTGACATTACCAATGTCACAAAGCAATATGGAAAAAGTGGAACCCAACTACTTGAGAAAAAGTATGGTTCTAAGCTTATTAAAGTTGATATTTATATTAAAAAAGACATTTTAGATACGATTGATATCCTGAACTCTATTTTTTATAAAGAACAATTCAAGATCACTTTTTCTGATCGTCCTAATAAATATTTCATCGTTACGTTAGCTGATATCAGTGATCCGTCAAGTGATGTAAGGGATGCTGAGTTAGCTCTATCATTTTTATCTTTAGATGGGCAAGAACATAGTTCATCTTATAAAGAAGTGACTAACTACACTGTTTATGATGACAGGGTTGTCTTTAATGTAGTTAACAATGGTAGTAAAGATGCATTTCCAATTATCACATTAAAACACAGTGAGGAGAATGGATATATTGGATTTGTTAATGAACAAACAATGATTGCTCTTGGGGATGATGAAGAAGCTGACTCTGAGCCACGCGAACATTCCGTGAGAATTTTGGATTATAAAGAAGCTAACGGACTAATTGATATTAATAAAGCATTAGCTGACGGAGTGAAAAATGCAGCAATACTAAATGATACTTCTCAAACTCTTGATACTGCTTTAGGGATTCAAGAACATTGGGGTAGGTCACACTTAGCGTTAGGTGTGCGACCAAAAACAGCAGGGAACCATGCAGGATCCCTTTCTTTTGATATTCCTGACGGGTCATTGAATGAACGGATATGGTGGAGACAAGTCTTCTGGGCAGGTCGTTCTAGTCAGGTTGGTTTCATTAAGATCTCTGTTTCGGACGAGAAAGGGCAATTCCTTTATGGCGTGGAAACTATTAAAAGAAAAAATACGCTAGAAACTGAGTATAACTTCCTAGTTACAGATGGACAGGGTGGATATAAAAAGACACCGCTTCATTGGACGTTTTTAGCTACTGAGTGGAATAAAGACAATCCTTTTAATGTACCAAGAGGATGGTCAGATATGACTCGCCGTGATGATCAAATGTCAGTGTTTTGGTGGGGTTCCCAGTATAAGAGAACTTTCCCAGAGTTAAAAGGTAAGATTTCTACAAAAGTACATATTGCAATCGGTGGATTTGGGGCTAGAGAACTTGTCACACATCCATACATTGATGAATTTGAGTTTCGTAAAGATAAAGTATCTTATGACTTTGACATTCCAAATACATTTGCTCCTGGTTCAGTAGTTGTCATGGATAGTGAAAGAGACATTGTAATTGCTGACAACTTAGAAAGTGCAAATTTATTGATCGATGGATTTGAGAATTTTCCTGTTATTCCACCAGGAGAGTCAACTTTTGAAATTTACTTTTCAAGTTTCTTAAAAACTAAACCAGAAATAAAATTCACATTTGAAGAAAGGTGGTAGTGAATGCTTTTAACAGTTCATGATTCTAAAATGCACAAAGTGGCATTCCTTGACAATACTAAAGAAAAAACACTTAACTACTACGAAGACATGTGGATTGAGGATCTGGTAAAAGTTACCAATACATTTGATTTTTCAATTGATAAGAAAGAATTGGAAGCTGACACAGTCAACAAGAAAGCTTATCAAGTTCTATCAGAACGATCATTCATTTCCTTTACTTTTATGGGGCGAAAAATGCTTTTCAATGTTATGAACATAAAAGAGAGGGGAGGAAAAATTCAAGTTTTCTGTGAAGACTTAAACCTTGAGTTGCTAAATGAAACTGTAACGCCTTATGAGGCAACTACCAAGATGTCATTTGTGGATTATTGTGTAGCATTCAACATCCTTAACTTTGGAGCTATCACAATTGGTCACAATGAGATTGAAGACTATGAGCGCGTCTTGAAATGGGAAGGGACTGAGAATAAACATCAGCGATTGATTTCTTTAGCAAGACAATTTGATGCTGAAATAGAATTTAGAACCTATTTGAAGAAAGATTCTAGTCTTAAGTCTCTAGTAATGAACGTTTACAAGAAAAATGATGGTAAAAAACATCAGGGTGTAGGTAAACGTAGAGATGACATCATTCTTATAAATGACAGAAATGTTGATGATATAGAACGATCAATAGGCAAAGAAAAGATTAAAACCATGATGACACCAACTGGTAAAAAAACAGTTGACGTTGTTATTACTAAACCAAATCCAAAATATGTTGCACCAACAGCAAGAACCGTCTCCTATTCAGGAGGCGGTTTAGTTTATGCTGGAAGGTCAATCTCTAAATCAAACGTACAAGCTTTGCTTACTTATTGTACACAATATAAACTTCTTCCTTCAGGCGTTCTTTCTCAATTATTTGTAGAATCATTTTGGGGAAAATCTACAGTTGGTCAAGTTGATAATAACTGGGGTGGAATGACTTGGACAGGGTCTACAACACGTCCATCAGGCGTAACAGTATCTCGGGGTATGGCTCGCCCAGCTTCAGAGGGCGGTTATTATAATCATTATGCTAGTGTAGCTGATTATTTTAAAGATTATACCTACTTAATTGCAGAACAAGGGCTTTATAAAGTGAAGGGGAAAGATAGCTTAGAAGCCTTCACAAAAGGACTTTTTCGAGAAGGCGGGGCGTTATACGATTATGCTGCAATAGGGTATAAACATTATATCTATTCAATGAAAGATGTTCGCTATAACATCAATAGACTTAATAATAAGGCTATGGATAATCTTGATGACCTGTTCAGAGGAAAAGGTACTGTTGGCGTTGCTCCTGTCTCAAAAGTAGCATCTCAAACAAAAGCTGTATTGAATGAAATGGCAGGCTTAAAAGGTCATAGAATTGGTAATGGGCAATGTTATGGACTATCTGCTTGGTATGCTATGAAACTGGGTGGGGCAGGTCTTAATGGAGGAGTTACTGGTTTTAGAGGGTTAAGACCCGGCGGAGGTTCGGCAGCCTCACAAATCGGTGAAGATTACAATTGGTCTCAATTCGGTTGGAAAGTAGTTGTTCCATCCAAGGTGGAGCATCTCATAGCTGGTTCAATTGCGAATATTCGTGCAAACGCAGGCGGTCCTGTTTATACAGGTGCCTATGGTCATACCGTAACGATTAAATCTTTATCGGGTGACACTTTAACTGTTTATGAACAAAACTTTGCTGGGCATCAATATGTTGAAGAAAGAACTTACGGCGCAAGCGCTTATTTAAGGGTTATCCAAACTCTAGTCTATCCGCCTGAAATTGTACAAGGTAAGCGAGTAGAAGCAACAGCAACTACAGCAGTTACAACTACGCCAATTGTTGAATCCGGTAACAACGAACCAAAAACAATATCTGAAACACAGCAAAAAGAAAAAATCACAACTATCGATCCGACAATATACCGGGAGTGGAAAAATGCTAAAGGTGAAGTGGAGTTTTATCTTAAAAATGGGTCAATTTATGCGCCACTAGCCAAGGAGCTTTACCCATCTGTTTTATCAGGTGAAGAAGTTGGAGATGATTGGTTAAAAGAGCGGATGGAGCTGGAAACTGATGATCAAGAAATATTGATTACTGAGGCTCTAGAAGCTCTTAAAAAGATTTGTTACCCTGCTCTTACTTATGATGTTGATGCATATGAGCCATCATTGAATGCTGGTGACACAATTAAGATTGTTGATAGAAAATTCCATCCAACTCTAACGCTAGAAGCCAGGGCAACAAGGCAGGAACGATCATTTACAGCTCCATCTAAAAACAAAACTAAGTTTGATAACTATCGAGCCCTCGAAAGCAAAATGCCTGCTAGCCTTCAAAGTCGTTATGAGGAATTAAATGAATTAGCCAAGCCGTATGATCTACGACTTATTACGTCAAATGGTCAAACATTTAAAAATGGAATAGGCTCTTCTGTCATTACTGCTGAAGTTTGGAAAAATAATAAGTTATTCGATGCCACATTCCAATTTAAAAATGTTGATACATTGATATCTAGTGGTTTAACATGTTTGATTAATGCTAATGAGATTTCTGAAACATACGTTGTGACAATTGAAGCATATATTGGTAATGAGTTCATTGCAAGTAAACAGTTGACTTTTTCAAACGTTAATGATGGTCAGGACGGAATTGGTATTAACTCAAGATCTGTTACTTATGGCATATCCACATCAGCAACTGTACAGCCTACAAATTGGACAGAGGCAATGCCAGTTGCAAAACAAGGTGAATACTTATGGAAAAGGATAATCACAGATTATACTGATCCCACAAAAAGTGACACAATTGAACTGACATACAATTATCAGGGTAAAGATGGAACACCAGGAACATCTCTAACAGTATCAAAAACTGAATATCAAGCAGGTACCTCAGGTACTGTTGCACCAACAGGAACATGGACAATAGCAATCCCAACAGTTGCAGATGGTCAATTTCTTTGGATGAAAGCAACAATGAGTGACAACAGTACGATAATTGTTCCAACAAAACAAGGCGCAAAAGGTAAAGATGGCATCAGTATCACAAATACAGTTACAACAAATGCATTAGCAACTAGTGGAACAACTGCACCAACAAGTGGATGGTCAGCAACAATGCCTACATTGATTAAAGGTCAATTTCTGTGGACAAAGATTGAGATGACATTATCAGATGGAACAACTAAAACAAGTTATTTCGTTACTTATATTCCAAATGATGGTATCAATGGTCAGACGCCTGTTGTGCATACTGCCTATGCTAACTCTCAAAATGGAGCTGTTGATTTCAGCATTACAGATAGTTCAGGTAGACGGTTCATTGGTCAATATGTTGATTACAGCACCACAAATTCAACTGATTACACAAAATATAAGTGGGTTGACATGGTTGGTAGTGTTCAAGTTGGTGGGGTAAATTTAGCATCCATAGTTGACTCTGTAGACAATCGACGTGTTGTCGATACTACTCAAAATATTTATCCTTGCTATTTTGATAACACTTATAGAATTACAAAATTAATTCCCTGTAAAAAAGGTGACGTATTTACGTTAAAAAACCACCAAAAAGTTATAGTCAATTTAGCTTTGGGATTTTTTGATAGCAATAATGTTTGTATTAGCAGACCGACTGGTTTTTTAAATGCCCCAAGCGGTTGGTCATCTACCTATACAATACCAGACAATGTAGTAGCTATCGCTGTCAGCTGGCAAAAAACAGCTGACGGATTTATTAAACTCGAAAAAGGTAATATCGCGACTGATTATTCTCAAGCCCCCGAAGACATCGATGCAAAAATCGATGCAAAAGCTGACCAATTGCTAACACAACAACAAATCCTAGCATTAGAAGAAAAAACAACTCTTGCAAGAGAAAATGCAATTGCTGAGGCAATGCAAAACACCATTTCTGAGGTTGAACAAAAATGGCAACTTTGGTATGACACAAATACTAAAGATGAAAAACAACAAGTCGCTAATGACATTGCATCATTGATGCAACGAACAGCTGAACTTGATCTCAAATTAGGTGAGGCATCAGCAAAATTCAGTTTCATCAATAATGAAACAATAATTGGTGAGGATGGTGTTGCAATTGGTGACAAAGCTGGTAAAGCAAAACTGTTTATGTCAGGTGATAGCATCTCTTTCTTAACAAATGGTGTTGCTCAGATGACACTTACAGGCGACACGCTTTCAATCAAAAATGGTTTGTTCACAGAACGCATTCAAATTGGGAATTTTGTTGAGGAAGTGTATGACAAAAATCCATTGTTTAATGTCATCAGATCAATCAAAAATAGTTAGGAGGGATAAATGGGAACATCAAATTTTAGTGGCTCATGGGGTAACAATCTAACATTGGAAATTATCTCAGGATGGAACACTCAAAGCACTATTGATAATAAAAGTAAATTAAATGTACAGGTATTCTTGAGTGCATCTAGTTATGCTATGATTTCAACTGCTGAGAAGAAACCACTCACGATGACAATTGATGGTGGTCAGGAAATTATACAGATTAATCCATCTATATCTCAAGGTCAAAGAAAGCAACTATTAAACAAAGAGTACACTATCAATCATAATGCTGATGGGACAAAGCCTCAGTTTAATATCTCGGCAAAATTTGATATTAATATTTCAAATTATGGTTCAGCAACAGCAACTCAAGCTATAAGACTCCCTGATATTAAAAGAGCAAGTACATCAAGTAATATTTCAGGTGCTATTGGTTCTAGTATATCTATTAATATTGCAAGGCAGAGCACAACATTTAAGCATAATATCAAGTATGGTTTCAAGGGTTCAACTGGGACTATTGCAACAAATATTGATACATCGTATGCATGGACTATACCAGCAAGTTTTGCATCATTGATGCCAAATGAAATGTCAGGTACTGGAAATCTTATCATCGAAACGATGAGTGGAACATCAAAAGTTGGTGAAACCAAGTATACAATGACAATCAGCATTCCAAATACTGCCACTTTCAAGCCTACACTTTCAAGCATCACATTGTCTGATACAAATACAAAAACAGCAAGTCTAATTACTGGTAATAACTTTGTAAGTCTATTGAGTACAATCAAAGTTGCTTTTGGTACTGCAACAGGAAATAATGGTTCAACTATTGCATCTTATAATGCTGAAATTGTTGGAAAGGGTTTAGTGACAAATGGCCAAAACAGCACTTTTGGATTGATTGATTTTGTTGGTGCAGCAACAGTTAGAGCTACAGTTACAGATAGTAGGGGGATGACCAGTGCACCTGTCGACGTATCAATAAATGTCATTGATTATTTCTTGCCAATTGTGACAAATCTCAAAATTACAAGAGCACAATCTGATCCTAATATCTTTCAATTATCACCTATTGTAAAAATTGCACCTTTGATGGTTGGTGGAGTCCAAAAAAATCAACTTAAAATCACAACATCAGTTGCACCATATGATACTAAAGTTTATACAGTTGATAATGGTGCAGCAACAGGTGTATGGTCAACAATTTCAGAGATGACAGGTGGATTGTTAAATCTTAGTGGTTCATATGATAAGAGCAAAACATGGCTTGTTAAAGTTTCAGTTTCAGATAGTCTCAATCCTGCATCTGATTCAACACAACCAGTATCTAGTGAATTTGTATTAATCTGTAAAGCACCAAAAGGCGTTGGTGTCGGTAAAATTTGGGAGCGAGGGATTGCAGATTTAAATGGAGATGTCTTTATTAGTGGTAAAACTGAGACAAAGTCATTGGTTGTTGATGGATTTGCAATCACTAAACAAATCATCTTTGATATAGCTCATCCAGTTGGTGAGATATTTGAAACAAATGATCCTAGAAATCCAAACGTTTATTTTGGAATGGGGACATGGGTTAGATATGGTCAAGGTAGATCACTTGTTGGTGTAAATGAAAATGATCCTGATTTTGCGACAGTAGGTAAAACAGGTGGAGAAAAAGCTCATACTCAAACTGAGGCAGAAATGGCAACCCATGCTCATGGATTTAGAGGTGGTGGTGAGAATAACTATGTTAGAGTTGAACCATCTAAAACTTATGGTTACTCAGGTAATTCTGATAAAACAACCAATGCATCAGGTGGAGGGCAACCTTTCAATGTTATGCATCCATATATCACAGCTTATATGTGGTTGAGAACAGCGTAAAAATACCCATATTATTAATAGATAATAGAGAAAGAAAGGAAATTGATTATGTTAAATATTACATCAAAATATCCTGACCAAATGGCTGATGGCTCAGCTGTTGGAACAAAGGTCATTATTGACGGTACCGGAGAGCATGCTGGATGGCACATTCCACTTAATATGCCATCAAATGCAATGTCTATGGATCAATCAGAATTAATTAAAATTGCTGAGGAACAAATTCAAATGGCTTTAAATCCAGGTCGAACATTAGCAGAGAAATTTGCTAAATTACAGGAAACTCTTGAATCGGCTGATAAAGCAAATCAAGACAAAATTGACAATGCTGTTGCAGAATTAACAACTCTCGTTACATCTATGATACCACTAGGCTAAAAAGGAGATTATATTATGGCTTTTACATTTACAATTGATAGTTTTATCGCTGATGTTTGGTATCGACGTGTTAGGGATAGCAGCGGCCAACTAACAGTCAATGATGTACCAAATTTGTTTAATTTGCGGGCAATCGTACAGGAATTGCTTGATAAAAAAGTTGCAGAGGAGTAGCCTATGGATGTTTTTTTTGACAACTTAGCAGACTTAGCAAGCGCTATCACTTCTTTGACGATTTTAGGTGGGGCATTAATTTTTATCTATAAAAAATTTGTTGTCGAGCCTGATAATCGTATGGCTAAAAAAATCCAAGATGAGAACAATGTGGTTTTGACAGAGACTGTGTCACCACTAACAGAGCAAATAAAATTGCTTAATATCAATCTTGATTTAGCAAATCAAAGATCGGATGATATCAAAAAAGAAGTTGTTTCGCATGACATGCGTTTAGATAATCATGAGACACGGATTACAGTGTTAGAAAATAGGTAAAAATAATGGAAGAATTACAAAAAATCGTTTTAAGTGCATCAATGACTATGCTAACTGTTTTTTTAGGTATGGCAGTTAAATCCGTTAAAGAATACCTTATAAAAAAAGGGGGAGAAAAAGCAGTCAAGATTGCTGAAATTGTGGCAAAAAATGCAGTAGAAGCTGTTGAACAGATTGCCTATGATAAAGACATCAAAGGTATTGACAAGCTCTCAGAAGCTAAAATTAGCATGCAAAAAGAGCTGTCAAAACATGATGTCTATCTGACAAATCAAGACATGGAAATGTTTATTGAAGCTGCTGTTAAGAGAATGCACGACGAGTGGAAGAAAGGTTAGTAACATGGCATTTCTAGATGACATAAAAACTGGATGCATTAAAGGTTGGGAAGAATTTAAAGTTCTTCCTTCTTTAACTGCTGCTCAAGCAATTTTGGAGAGTGGATGGGGCAAATATGCCCCACATAATGCTTTGTTTGGCATTAAGGCAGATAGCTCTTGGACTGGTAAGTCATTTAATTCAAAGACTCAAGAAGAATATCAACCAGGAGTCATGACCAACATTGTAGACCGATTTAGAGCATATGATAGTTGGACCGATAGCATTGTTGATCACGGTAAATTTTTAAATGACAATCCAAGATATAGCAAAGTTATTGGCGAGACTGATTACAAAAAAGCATGTCACGCAATCAAAGATGCAGGATATGCTACCGCAAGTGGGTATGCGGAGTTGCTAATCCGATTGATAGAAGAAAATAATCTTCAATCATGGGATTTAGAAGCCATGAAGAAAGGTAAAAATATGACAGATAGTATTGCAGAAATGCGTAGATTACAATCAATCCCAGTCAAGTATGACATGGGCGATAGATATGGAAATGACGCTGATGGTGACGGACGAATTGAAATGGACTGTTCGTCGGCAGTATCAAAAGCAGTTGGACTAAGTATGAACAATAATACTGAGACATTGCAACAGTCTCTTCCAACTATTGGATATACTAAAATTCACGACGCCGTGGATGGAACTTTTGACATGAAAGCCTATGATGTGATTATCTGGGCTCCTCGTGACGGCTCAAGCTCGCTAGGAGCATTTGGGCATGTATTAATAGCTACCAACTCAAGTCACGCTATCCATTGTAATTATGGCTCAGACGGCATCACTGAAAATGACTACAATTATATATGGAATCTAAATGGACGTCCACGAGAAATTGTGTTTAGAAAAGGAGCA